TGGAAGCCAAAGCTCGCATAGAGCATCCTGAAGATCTCCTGTTTGATTATGGATTGCGTGGTGCCAAAACTGCACTGCAAATTTTACAAACCACCGCTCAACAGCCACAGAGTGTATCAATTAAATTTGATGGAAGCCCTGCTCTAATATCTGGCTGGAGAGGCGATGAATTTGTGCTCACAGACAAAGCTGGGTTTGGTGCCAAAGGCTACGATGGCATGGCCACCAGTGCCAAATCCCTGGAAAACATGCTCATGGGTCGCAAACAAAAGGACACCAGTGAAGAGGCAGTGGCTAGACGCAGCAAATATGCCAAAACCATAGCCAGCTTGTATCCCATACTCAAGGCTGCTGTTCCACAGAGTTTTGAAGGATATGCTCAGGGAGATCTGTTGTGGGTGGGCGTGCCTCCCATCAAAGACGGCATGTATGAGTTCAAACCCAACAAAATTGTGTATCGTATTCCTGTGAACAGTGAACTGGGACAACAAATTGCCAAAAGCCGTGTGGGCATGGTTGTTCACAGTGTTTTCCACAGTCAACAAGATCAGGAACCAGAAGCTCTGAGAGATGTTGCTAGTTTGGGCTGGAAAGTTCCTGGCAAACTGGTGGTTGTTCCTCATGAAATAGAATTCAGCCAAAAGCTCAGATTGAACGAGGCTCTGGAAAGCAGATTGAAAAAAGTTCTGTCACAGAGGGGATCAGCTATTGATCAACTGTTTAATAGTTTGGCATTGGCTGATAAAAATATCAAGGCCTTTCCTGGCTTGCTCAAGAGCTTTTTGGCCTACAAAGCAGGCCAGGGTGATGACGATTTCAGCCAGGCATCACAAGAGTTTGTGGAATGGCTGTTGAGTCCAGCCAGCAAAGCCAGTGCCAAGATGCAGGGAGCTGTCACGGACTGGATTAGAGAAAATTTGGATGGCTACAATGCTGTGTGGATGATTGTAAAACTCCTAACTGATTTAAAATTGGATCTCAAAAGCCAAATGGATGCACAAGTGGGCAACTTGGTAAGTGCTCACCTGGATGACAAGCCAGGCCATGAAGGATTTGTGAGTGTGACAGATCAGGGTATTATCAAATTGGTAAACCGCGCTGAATTTATGAAAAAAGACAAACTACAAGAAGTCACACAACCCATTAAAACCAAACATGTGGCCTGGACGTTCGGGAGGGCCAATCCACCAACTCTGGGGCATCAACAGTTGGTGGACACTGTGGCCAAAAACGCCAAGGGCGGTGATTATTGGATTTTCCTCAGTCACAGCCAAGACCCCAAAAAAAATCCCTTGCCCTATGAAGCCAAGAAACATTTTGCGCAACAGATCATGCCCAAACACAGTGAGCATTTTCAAGTGCCTGATGAAATTAGGACATTTTTGCAGGCAGCTGATTGGCTTTACAAACAAGGCTATAGAAACATGACCTTTGTGGCTGGAAGTGATAGATTGCCAGAGTTTGAAAAACATTTGAATACCTGGAACAGTGCAGCAATCAGAGAAAAAGCCCCCCTGGAAATTGATGGCAATCTAGAGGTGAGAGAGCCCATCAAGATATCCTTTGCCAGCGCCGGTGAAAGAGATCCAGATGCTGAGGGTTTGACTGGTATCAGCGGCACCAAGGCCAGAGAGGCAGTTGCTCAAGATGACTTGGGCGCTTTTCAGGCCAGCACAGGATTGTCAGGCAAGCTTGCAAGAAGCATGTTTGATAGTGTAAAATCACACATGAACGCACCCAAAGCCAAACCCATGAAAAAATTAGAGGAACACGCTGATCCGGATCACAGCAAAGGCACAGTTGTCAAACTGAGATTGGCCCAGGAAAGTGCACAGCAGTTGTATGAATGGTGTCAGGATCAAAACATCAATAGTTTGGACCCCTATGATTTCCACATGACACTGGTATTCAGCACCACTCCTGCGCCACAATTGGCTGATTTGCATGCCACTGCCACACATATACCAGCACAAGTCAAGGGCTGGAAAATCTTGGGCGAAAGTGCACTGGTGTTGGATTTACATTGTCCACTGGCAGAACAAATGCACAAACGCATGCTGGAATGCGGCGCGTCTCATAGCTACCCCACGTTCATTCCGCATACGTCAGTTGTGTATGGTTGGAACAGCCCCAAGCTGCCTGATCAACTGCCACCATTTGATTTGTTGTATGAGATGGTGGAAGTGGAGCCCTTGGATCCCAATTGGGGCGTGGTGAGAAAGACCTGATGTAATATTCCAGGCCTTGACTGCAAGAATTATTTGATACCTGTTAGCCTGGTTATTCTGGCAACTTCTTCCTGATTCTTTCTAATATCTCCAGGCTTGCGTGGAGTGCCATCGGGATTGACATCTTGTGCCAAATCCTTGACCAACTTTTGAAAAGCTTTCACCAGTTGGGGAGTTTTGTGAATGGCATCCTGTAGTGTTTCCACACTCAAGAATACATCCTGATTGTATCTGGGCCCAAACATTTTCTTGGCAATCACATTGGCATCTTTGCTTATGGGTGTCTCATCTTCTCTGCGAATCAAACCTTTTTGCCAACTGTATTTCATACCCAGTGCCTTGGCTACACTGCTCATGAGCAGATTCCTGTCAGCACCGGTGTATTCACTGCTGTCTCCTGCACTGAACATGCCAAATTTCAACCACTGTTCTTCTGCAGGTCCACCACCATGGAACATAAAGTCAACTTGTACAAACCCCAGACTGGGATCATTTCGAATAGGCATTTTAAAGTGTACACTGATTCCACTCTTTTTCACCCATTGTGATGGATCACCCCCGTTTATAGATTCCACATATTTTTTCAAATTTTGAACGAGTTGATCCTTGGTCATAAACAAAGGATCAACTGCCACGTCTATATCGCCACTTGATTCTTTTTTACCAACACTTCCTAGCGTGTTATTCACCAGTGGTAGTTTTGTAATCTTTTCTAAATGTTGTAAAGTAGGCTTGATATCTTTGAGTTCGATTCTCTTGGTTTGAATCGTGCCATCTGGGGATTTAAAAACATTGCCGCCTTCGGCGAGAATAGGGTTGTGATGAAGTTCAATTAATCTCATATTCCTATTTACTTGACATAAATAAAGTGTGGATCACGGAATTGGCCTTCCCATCCACTCTAAACGCTATTAAGGAGCATTCAGCATGTCATATTTAAACACAATACCATTCTATGTCTATAAAATTGTCTGTAAACCAACAGAACAATATTATTTTGGATCACGATACAGTCATTCATCAAACGGAATTCAACCCGAAGATGATTTGTGGAAGAAGTATTAAGGAACTATTTTACTAGTTCTCTGCTAATCAAAGATCTACTTCGTGTTTATGATAAGAATCAATTTGAAGCAACTATCGTTCAAATATTTGACGATAAGAATGAAACATTTTGGTATGAGCAAACGTTGATCAAAGAACATATTGATGATCCATTATGTTTGAATTTGAATTTTGTGAATTACAGAGAAGGCAGAAGAATATCTATACCTGCAGGGTTAAAGGTGTGGACACACTCTATCACACGCAAACGACGATATTCAAACACATCTCCAGGAGTTGATTGGTGTTTAGGCGGAGGTGGTCATACAAATTTTGTAGCCTATCATAATAAAGATAACAAGATCAAATATTTTGATTCGGATCCTGGAGAAGAATGGACTAAAGGATTTGGTAATCTTTGTCGCATGAATTCCATAACTTATGGTAACAGTTACAATCTAAATAAATTATGGTGGAACAATGGTGAACAATCAGTCATGCGTCAACAATGTCCTGGTGATGCATGGAAGCCTGGAAGATTGTCTTGGACCACTAAAACCTCCCCATCACAAGCTAAGAGAGCCAAAATAAGCCACGCCAACAATGGCAAGAAAGCGTACAATAATGGAGATTACACTATTATGCGCAAGGAACACCCTGGTCCGGAATGGGTTGAAGGTGTGTTACCAAATATGACCACTATGATGAAACGCAGTGTGGCAAAGCGAGGTAAACCAAGCAACACCAAGGGTAAACATTGGTGGAATAATGGTTCAGAAAATAAGCTTGCTGAAATTTGTCCTGGTGTTGACTGGATCAAAGGTAGACTACTCTAACCAAATTTAAACAGAATACCTGTTTCAGGCTGTGATAAATATCAAAAAGCAACAGTTGAGAATGTGCAATGCCAAAGTTTGGTGGGTTTAATCTGGGAAATATAGGAGGAGCATTGCTTACCAATGCAGTGGGCAGTGTGGCCAATGCTGTGTTGCCTCGCAGTGCATTTGGCAATTTTGGACTGGGCGATCAGGTCAGTAGTTTTCCCAAACAAAATGCCAAGGATAGAAAAGCCAGTTTGCGTCCCAGACCGGCAGCAGCAAACACCATCTACGGTAGCGGATTGCTTTTGCCCATCAAAGAAACTCAGGGTTTGGTATGGCCCTATCAACCACAAATCACATACAATCACAGTGTGGATTATCAAGCTCTCAGCCCAGTGCATGCCAATCAGGACTTTCATGTGTTCAGTAGAGTGCCTGCTGTGAACTTGCAGGTAAACGGCAGTTTCAGTGTGCAAAATCAAATGGAGGGTGCCTATGCTCTGGCAGCCCTACATTTCTTTCGCACTGTAACCAAAATGAATTTTGGAGAAAATGACCCAGCAGCAGGCACACCTCCGCCCATACTGTTGTTTAATGCTTACGGTCCCTATGTGTTTAGTGATTTGCCGGTGATAGTCAAAGACTTCAATGTTGAGTTTCCAGACGATGTGGATTATGTACAAGTGGAAGTCACTGGTGTAGATGCTGGCAACACCACTCCACAAAGCCAAATGAGCAGCAGTATATTGCAAGAAAGACTCACACCACTGCCTCCACAACAAATACTCAGAGATGCACAAGGAAGATTGCAAGGGTTTGTGGGAGCAGCAGATGGCAGCTATTTTGACGGCCCAGACAGGAGAGTGATTGCAGGAAGAAACACACCAGTGCCTTCAACAAACACTACTGCTGCCAGCCAAAAATACACAGTGTGGTTGCCCAGTTTGTTTAAAATTTCCTGCACCATGATTGTGCAACATACACCTCGGGATCTGCGCACCAGATTCAATTTGCCCAGATTTAGAGACGGTGCACTCAATCAAAAGGACTTTATCTGATGCCCAAAGCCTCCTACAGCAAATCCAGTCCCTACTATAATACTCCACAAAACAGTTGGTATTTGGAATTGTGGAATGCTCCACAAATTGCCACCAGCAATACAGACGGAATTTTCACTGTCACAGACAGATATCAAAATCGTCCAGATCTACTCAGTTATGATGCTTATGGTACACCCAAATTATGGTGGGTGTTTGCCCTGGCCAATCCCAATCAGATAAGAGATCCCATTTATGATCTGGTGGTGGGGTTGAAGATAGTCATCCCCAGCAAAGACAGCCTGCAAGGATACATCTGATGGCTCAGAGTCCCAGAAATGGAACACCCACGGCCTTTCAGGCCAAACAGGCATTATCAAGAGCTCAACAGGCTGAACGCAGATATCAGGATGATCAAAAAATTGGTCAACAGATTGATGATCCTGAACTCAAGGCGCAGGTATTGTTGGACAGTGAATCCACTCGTAGTAGAGAGCTGGAAAAATCCAACACTGTGCTGGAACAAACCAACAATTATGTTCCTGTGGTGCCCAGCGCAAGCACAGAAACCCTCAATGCACAATTGGGTCCTACAACAGAATTGCCTGCTGTAACCAGTGATACCATTTTGAATGAGCAACTAAATCAGGCATTACCAGCACCTGACACCTTGATACCAGTAAACACTGATCAGATCATAAATGAAAGCATCAGCCAAACTCTGGGACCACCCCCTGAGTTGCCTGCTGTGACAAGAGAGCAGTTGGCATCGCCCAAGCCTGCCAGTGGAACTACTCCTGGTGGCAGTGCATCACCCAGCCCCAGCAACACCAATGCCACTGCCTCAGCCACCACCAGCACCAATCCTGTTAGCTCTACAAATGCTGATGGTGCAACTGCTAATACAACATCAATTCCCAAACAATTGGGTGATGTGAAGTTTAATTTTCAGGATAATGAATTCAATCAATACGATAGAGTGGCCTATCATTTCAGGTTGGTTTTGGTAAATGACCTGGATGCCAATGATCCAGATGTGGGTAGAAAGATCATCAACAATCAGGTGCGCAAATTCATAATTTGTGAAAGTGGAGTTACACTGGGATTCAACCTAACAGATGTGACTATCACTGACATTGTCAGTCCCAATTTCCGCAGTCGCAGCAACATGACCACAGAAATAAGGCTCAAGATGATCGAGCCTTATGGAATGACATTACCTGACAGATTGTATAATGCCAGTAAACAATTGGGTATTCCACAATGGCGCCTGGCACCCCTGTTCTTGGAATTGGAATTCAGATACATCAAGAGTGATGGCACCATCTACAATCCCCAGGGTGAACAAAAACTCATCAAAGTCTACAGCTTGAATATCATTGAGTTTGACAGCCAGCTGACAGAATCTGGCACAGTATATGATCTGCAATGTGTTGCCAAAGACAACATGGGGTTTAGAGATTTCTATCAGATCATGACCAAAACACACAGTGTGGAAACCAAGGGCATGACCATCAATCCCAATGGCAACAGTGTGGGCGGTTTTTTTGAAAGTTTGGGCAAGGTGATCACAGACAGATATGCCAAGGAAAGAAAGGACAACATTACCAGTCAAGTTGTGCCACCTGTGATGGAATATATGTTTGTTGTGGACAAAGATCTAGCCAAGCAGGAAATAAATTATGATGATACTGTGAGTGCCAGACGCAGAAGTTTCAAGGGCACCAGCAATGGTGAGATAACCATTGCCAGAGGCATAAGTGTAACAGCACTTGTGGACGATGTTCTTGCCAGTATCAAAGAAGTAAAATTTTTCATAGCAGATCAATATGCTGGCCTAATAAAAATTCCTCGTCTGGAATGTATTACAGAAAACATTGGCTGGGATGGACTGCGCAAGGATTACATCAGACGATTCACATTTGTTATAGGGTTGAAAACAAGTCCCAGACCCATACCCTATAGACAGTTGGCTGAAGAATTGCAGTCAGATGCACAAAGACAACAATCCAGGTTGAAGATTCTAGCAGAGAATATGAAAAAAGCCTATGAGTATTGGTACACAGGCAAAAATACTGAAATACTCAGTTTGGATGTGAAATTCAATCAATTGCATGTGGTGGTTGAGCCAGCATTGCAGACAACCCTGCCGCCTGAACTCACAGACAGCAAAAAGGTTGACACCAGGGATGCTGTGCTCAAACAAAAAGCCAATTTGGAACAAGAACGAAAGTTATGGACCAATCCGCAGGCTGACGCTGTGAATCCAGATACTCAACTCAAAGAAACCTTGCGTTTGAATGAAGAAATTCAACGCACAGAAGAACGCTTGATGGAAATCAACACTGACAGCATCTATCTATTTGATGCCAACAGCCAACTGAGACCCATGTTGGGGTTGGGAACCACACCCAGTCAAAAAGAACAACAGGCTATTACACAATTGCAAAATTTGAGATCCAACCTCAACAAAGCTAGTCAAGTAAAACAGTTTGTGGAAGATGTCAGCAGACAGATCATGGATAACAATCGCCTGCAACTGAGCTGGAGCACAGATCCCAGAGACATGCAAAATACACAGACTCGTGCATTTGCAGGCACCACCAACAGCAATGACCCAACATCATCCACACGTGCCATAGTCAGCAGCATTCTCACCCAAATATATGACAGATCTGGAACACAAATGTTGGAAATAGACATGGAAATCCGAGGAGACCCTT